TGTTTTTTTTTGATAATAAATAAAACCAGCTTTACCTCCTTTTTCCATGGATTTGGCCAGTTGTTCCAATTCACGTTCGAAAGTACTGGGATTACCAAGGGCGGCAATATTTTCTTCGGTAATTGGATTGACAATTGTTTTCCAAATTCTAGTCGCAATATTTAAATTATTGCCATATTTTTTTTGATATCGTTGCACAGATTCAGTTTTGTCATAGCGAGTTCTCAAGGGTATCCAACGATAGGCGTCATCAATGTCTGGTTTGGTCATATCATAAACAAATTCCACCACGGTTTTATCATTAATAATTCTCTCTTCAGAATCACGAGCTTCCCCATTGGTGACATAAATATTGGCTTTCTGTTCGATACCATCCACTTTGAAAGGGATTGGTTTTTCCTGGGATCCTTTATGTAATCCCACAAAGAGTCGACAAACTTTATATGGACTGGCATCAGCACTCATGGTGGCTTTATCATAAAAAATAGCATCATTGCCATGAACATCTTTGATAAACTCAATGTAAAAATCAATTGAATTCAAATATGAAGGTTTCCATTTATATTCCAAAGGCACCGAATCTAAATTTTCTGGACTAACTTTGATCATATAGGGAAAACTAATAGGTGTATAAATAATGCCATCCAAACTATATGGTGTTAAATTTTCGCGCACGGACAATCTCCAAATTAAATCTGCATACATGAAGACTTCGGCCGGATCAATACCAAATGGCACAAAATATAGTTTTCTGGAAATAAATAGTCCCTGATGTTTGGCGACGGTTTCGTTGAATAATTTCCAGTAATTTTTTAGTTCGACCTCATAAAATTTTTTAATTAAGTCAAATTCCACATCGGAATGTTTATCCAAATAGTTAGTGAATGGTACTAAATTACCAAAACATTTGTCTACAATTTGGTTCAAGACATTCAAACGATCCGTCAAAATAAATTTTTCGTTGTGACGATAATCAATGTTTCCAGCATAAACTACATCAAATGCCAAAAACAGATAATTATTTTCGTCGTGTATTAATTCACCGTCCAAAATCATATTGTAATATTTTTTGTCTGTGATTTGTAAATTAATTTTTTTGACATTCATATTGGTAGATAATAAATAGAGACCCTCTTCCAAACTAAACAAAAAATATCGTTCACCATCCGCCTTGTCGGTAATAGCATATTTGTTGGGGACAAATTTAATGACATGTTGAATTTCCAATGAAACCACATTTCGACTATCCAAATGACTAATGGATTTGGCATTCAGGAGTGTTTGATACTTGTGAATGATATTTTGGGTTTCCGTTTTACCCACTGGAATGTCACTATCCTGAATAATTTTAAGCATGGATTCAATTTCATTCATGATAAGATCAAAACTAATTTTGTTGTTTATGATTTCCAATTCGATTTCGTAATTATATGGTCGTCTGGACAAATTCCAAATGTTATTGGATTCTTGGACACTGGAGATATCCACACGGAAATTTTTTCCCGTGACAAAACTATAACGATTTTTATATCGATATAAAATTTTTTCACTCCCGGATAATTTGGGTTTATCATTTTCATTTCGCAGGGGAACTTCTTCGGTCATTTTGATAACAGTACAAAATTCGTTAATGAAAACTCGGTTTGCCGAGCCTCGATTTTTATAAATGATTTCTGTATCTTCTGATGGATTTAAACTGAGTAAATGTCTCTGAATTTCCGTGATACCGCTCCTGGAAAATTTACTAATGAAAACATCTATTTGTTCCGGATCCAAAATACTAATGCGATAAGTATTACCATCGGCCAAGATAATGGCAATGTCAAGTGAGTTTTTGGAACTAATTTGATTTTCATCCACCAAATCTACAAAATATTGACTAGTGCGAATAAATGTTTCATAACTGATTCCACGGAAAGAGATTTCCAATTCCAAATTTTTATTTTGGTTGAAAATATTAACCATATCTTTGATTTTATTGGATTCTTCCTCTTTTAAAACATTAAGAAAAGCATTTTTATTGGTCATATGATATATTTAATAAGTGATATTTTATTTATATATATCAAAATTTATATATAGGATATGGTTAATCAATTTTTCTCACAAAATGTAAGTATCATTATCTAAATTCTGTATTATTAATAATGTTATTTAAACATTGTGTCAATTATTTATTCACATCATGAATTCTTTTCACTTTTCCGACAAATAAAATTTCGGATTGTCCATATTTATGAAGTGTCATTTTGTTTGGAATTAATGAGAAATATTTGGTGCGTGAATTGATTGACAATTCATTTATTGTAATTGCACCACTCCAACAATTTGTTCATGGCCAAACTTACTCACAAATTCGGAACAATGTTTCGAAAGGAAAGCAAATTATCATTTTGAAGTTGGGCGACATGGAAAACACTTATCATGTATCCCAAATGTCGATTCCCATAGAATTATGCTACGAAAATGATTTATTATTTGGATGTAGTTTTTGACACCGACCAAAATATAATCAAATTAATCAAATCGAATTACTGCATGGCATAATTAACTACAATGGTAAAGTATTTTCCTATAATGATTATAGTTTGAAATTGGATTCAAATTTAGTTCATTTGCAAATTATTTCTGATACTTCATTAATAGAAATTTTCGTCAACAAAATTAAATACACCGGATGTGCCCAAAGAGATTATTCCTATGGTATCATGACCTTTAGTCAAATGAATGTTGTGACTTTGACACTATACGCGCCACTAGCTTTGTGAGAAATTACTGTTGGAATCAGTCAGTAACATAATTATTTTATTCTAATAAAATAATTATGCCCAGAAAAAATTATATTTCCGAAAAAATTATTTGCATTTTGGCTCACTCGGAAATGGGTGACCTAAAATTGGCCAAACTAATTAATTACGTCCAAAACTGTCAAAGTGTTAATTTGATGGTCCTGCTTGATCCAATAGATGCCGAGTATATCAAACATTTAGAATATTTAACCCTTGAACATAAACGTGTTAAATTTTTTGTTGATTCAGATAACCAAACCATCAATAAATTACTGACAAAATGTCATTGTTTTGTGGAAACAAGTTTTGACAAAACACATTATGAATTAATGGCCCATGTTAAAAATATTCCGGTCATTAGTTATCACAAGTTCCCATCCAAAAATGGCAAAACATATCACATTAACAGTATCAAATCTTTAGATTCACTTTTAGGTCGGATCATTGGTTATTTACGGAGTGGACGTGTTTGATCGAGTTAGTATAGATTCCAACATTATAAATATTTTTTCAGCAAAATATTATGTTATATTAGAATATAATGACCGACGACAATAAGGTGTTCTATGTTATTTTGGTGATTGCTATACTTTTCATTATTTATTTGTTCTGGTCCAATTCCAAGGAAAAGGCGTACGAATATCGACCTTTCACTCAGTTGTCTACAAATCCAGCCACCCAACAAAATGTTATTAATACCATGATTAACCAATTACAAAAAGTCGTGAGTGAACTTCGACAAGAAATCATTGCTTTGCGCCAAAAATTGACTCCCCTCATTGGACAACAAATTCCAGAAAATGTGACCACCGAAATTAATAACATTATTACGTCCCTCAACCAAAGATTCCAAACATTAAACCAACAATTGCCATCTCTGGAGCAACAAAATTTAACAATGGCCCAAACATCCAGACTCAACTTTATATTGACCGAATTCAATAATGACATTAGATTACTTAACCAATTACTAAGTAATTTCACCAACCAAAAAATTAACTTAATTAATATCCCATCCAATGTACCTAGTGCATCGGTGCTTCCTGTGGTAGCGCCTCCGATCAGCCAACCAAGTCCTAGTGCTCCTACATTTACCGGCGCACCTATCAATGCCAGTCCCCAACTTTTGTGTCCAGGTTGGAATAATAACACGAATAACATAAACAATATGAGCAACACCAATGATATTCCGCCTGTGGTTGAATTGTCCAATGTATATGAATCAGGGAGCTTAATGTATTAGTACTGTTCCTGAGGGAACACTTGTCTTTCTATTCAATCAGTGTTAATGAATTACCGCAGTGATACAAACTATTGATAATATGAATTTACTGAACGGTGATCTCGGTTGCCGAGAACCTAGTGTCTTTCTTCATTGATCGGCCAACTTCTGATGTTGTGAAGAAAAGTATATGGACCTTTATTCCAAAAAAAAATTGAAAAAATAATTTCCTGAATAATAAAATTATATAAAGTTAATATATTAACCAAAAAAAATGCAAATCTTCGTAAAAACTTTGTCTGGTAAGACTATCACTTTAGAATGTGAACAATCAGATACTGTGCAGTCTGTCAAACAAAAGATTCATGACAAGGAGGGTATTCCTCCTGACCAACAACGCCTGATTTTTGCCGGTAAACAACTGGAGGATGGGCACACTTTGGGAGATTATAATATTCAAAAAGAATCCACTCTTCATTTAGTATTGAGATTGCGCTAGAACCAGATATTATGATTGTTCCAATATAATGTTCATTTTTCGACCACGAAAATAGTGAATATTGGATTAAAAATTCAATATCCATTATTCAAAAAAAATGAAAAATATAATCTTAGCATATTCATTATTATTTATTTTTCGGTTATATTCAGAATGATGGACCAACTAGATACTATCAAACTAATTGATTGTCAGGAGACCACACACGATCAAATTGATGTCGAATATCCAGAAGCAATTCATCTGGGTCCATCATTTTCCAACGAGGAATTGATATCCGGACAAACACTGATTCCTGGAATCACCAAAACTAATGAAATTCTAACAAACAACATTGAACCTCCTTGCGACATTGTTATTGATTTGAATTCGCCAGAACAATTAATTGAGGACCCAAACAAAAAAATATTCGAAATTTCGGACACTTTGAAAAACATGAATATTGTTATGACCGAACAATATCAAGAAAATAATTCTTGTTTGTATAGTCTTGCTTGTTGTTTAATATGTATTTGTCTGGGAGTTTCTGGTATTGTGATTATTTTGTTGTGGCATGTTGGTTGAGAAAGTCGTCGATTTTAATATATATATTTTCATAAATTCTAAAATATTTCAAACAATATTATCTATGTCAAAAAAATTGAAAAAAATTTTACTCAAAAACTCATTCATAACAAATTATCACAAACTATTTCAAATTAATTGGTAGCACACATGGATTCCACCGAAAAAATTAATTTACTTCATCCATCAACTTTTCCTGAAACTCGACCACCGCAAATTGAAGACGAACATTGCCACCAAAAAATTGTCCCACCTATAGTTAAAAAACTGGAAAATTGTGTGAGAACTTATTTGATGCCTGTATCTGAAAAAAGTGTCCAGTTTGATTGTCAATCATGTGAAAAAAATATCGAGATAAAATCAGATGTGATTGCCCAAAATGTGGGAATTATGGGACACAATCAGAAGATCATACATATTGATATGGGAAACATGTATGCCATTATCATACATAACCAGAAAAAAATTGATAGTATTAATGATTTAATAAATTAAAACATTAATTCTATAAATTAAAAAATACATATTCACGATCATGACAACAAACATTTTTGACATCGCCGAACTAAAATACATTGTGATAAATTTACTTGATATCGAATCCATTGTCAGACTGACTAGTTTGGACAAGGCCACCAAAGAATTAATAGAATCAATGTCCATTTACAAAGAATTTATGATGATAATTCAAAATTATCTTCCCCAAAAAATGTCCATGAAAAAAATTTTTGAGAGAGCTTGTTCACGTGGTTGTTTGAATCTTGTCAAAAAAATTTATTCGGATTATTATGGTAACGTCATTGATATGTTTGTTTTGGATAATGGACTAATAAATGCTTGTATTAGTGGACATGTGGAAATTGTGAGTTTTCTTTTAAATCATGGTGCGAATGTAGATACACATTTTGAAGAACCATTGCAGCAAGCTTGTTATCATGGTCATTATCAGTTGGCATTATATTTGTTAGAACATGGTGCCACAATCAATGAGTGGTTATATGAAGGATTAATGCAAGCATCCAAAATGGGTAATTTGCCCATTGTACAATTATTGATTAATCATGGAGTTCCGTTTGGTTATTTCTACCATTGTTACAGAAGTCCAACTGGACATATTTTGTATGATCTGGATTATTACCGTATGTGTCCTTTGACGGAGGCCTGTGAATATGGTCATTTAGATATTGTTAAATTTTTGGTGGAAAAAGGGGCTGATATTCATTTTGGAAATGAGTTGGGCCTAACATTGGCATGTTCATGGGGCCATTTGGATATTGTTAAATATTTAGTGGAAAAAGGGGCTGATATTCATTGTGGAAATGAGTTGGTCCTAAAATTGGCATGTTTGTGGGGCCATTTGGATATTGTTAAATATTTAGTCGAGATAGGAGCTAATCCTAATTATAATGAAGAAGAAGCATTGCTCTTGGCTTTGGAAAACAATCAAATAATTGTTGCCCGTTTTTTGATAAAACATGGAGCCGACATTCATGTCAATAATGATAAACCTTTGCGTATGGCTTTGAAGCGTAACCAACTGATTGTTGTCCAATTTTTGATAAAAAATGGAGCCAATATTCATTCCATAACTGATAGTGAAATGTATGATATTTATATGCGTGGATATTTAGAAATAATTAAATTTTTGGTGGAGAATGGTATTAATATTCGCATGCCAATATGTTTGAAAATATTTAAATTGGCTTGCGAAAATGGACAAATGGATTTGGTAGAACATATGTTGAATGCCCATATTAATATTCATTACAATAATGATCATCCACTACGAATTGCTGCTTGGAATGGACATATAGACATTATCAAAACATTATTGGCCCACGGTGCCAATGTTAATGCCCTCGATAATGCAGCTTTGCGATGGACTTATCACAAAAAAAATTTGGTCGTGGCTAAAATTTTAATTGACCATGGTGCCAATGTGCTAGTGAATTATCAAGTTCATCAATGGCTTCGCAAAAATAATTTGATTCGATAACAAATTAAATTGAAATTAATTATTTAATTATCACAATTAAACAATTAATCTACTTCATCTATTTTGGGTTCTGGTACTTGATTACTATTTTCACCGTTTTCGTTAGCGACATTGGCTTCTTCTGTTTTTTGGGCATATAATTTGACGGCGATTGGATTCCAAAGATCTTCGAGTTCGCGTCGTTTGGATTCGTAGGAGTCAGCTGGTTCAGATGGATTTTCATCTATGAATTTCAGGATGTTGTTGCAAGTATCTTCAATCTTGACTTTGGTCTCGTTGTCTAAAACAGTAGTGGCTGTGGCTTCGTTGGCAGCACGTCTGACACTGTGAACGTAATACTCTAGTTCGTTCTTAGCATCAACAGCCATTTTTCTCTTATTATCTGCCTCTTCGAATTGTTTAGCTTCTTCCACCATTTTGTTAATTTGTTCTTCAGTGAAACGATTGCGATTATTTGTAATGGTAATATTTTTGCTCTTGTTGGTTGACTTATCTACAGCGGTGACATTTAGGATGCCGTTGGCATCAATATCAAATGTGACCTCAATTTGGGGTATGCCACGTGGTGCTGGTGGAATATCTTCCAAGTTGAATGTCCCCAATTGATTATTGTCGCGAGTGAATTTACGTTCGCCCTCAAATATTTGAATCGTGACAGAAGTTTGATTATCAGAATATGTGGAAAAGACTTTGGATCGTTTGCAGGGAATGGTAGAATTACGATCTATAATGTTGGTCATGATACCACCTGCTGTTTCCAATCCTAAGGACAATGGAGTAACATCCACCAAAACTAAACCATCTAATTTGTCATCAGTGTTGCCCACCAATATGGCAGCCTGAATGGCTGCTCCGTAAGCGACAGCTTCATCGGGATTAACACTTTCATTAAGTTGTTTACCACCAAAGTAATCTGACAAGAGTTGCCTAATCTTAGGAATACGAGTGGAGCCCCCTACCAAAACAATTTCATTAACTTGAGATTTATCCAATTTAGCATCTGTTAAAACTTTTTCCACAGGTTCGATTGTTTGTCTGAACAAATCAACACATAATTCTTCAAGTTTGGCACGCGTTAAATTAACACAATAATCACAACCTTCAAAAAGAGAATCAACTTCAAGTGTGGTTTGCATGGCCGATGAGAGAGTCCGTTTGGCTCGCTCGCAGGCCGTACGAAGTCGTCGCAATGCCTTGGAAGAAGTGGTTAAATCCAACTTGTGTTTTCTCTTAAAATCTTCAGCACACCAAGCAACTAATCTGTTATCAATATCTTCTCCACCCAAATGAGAATTGCCACTGGTGGCTTTAACCTGAAACAATCCATCTTCCAAACTTAACAGAGTAACATCATGTGTACCACCCCCACAATCAAATATAAGCACGTTAACTTCACCCGAAGCCGTTTTGTCCAAACCATAAGCCAGGGCAGCAGCAGTTGGTTCGTTAATGATTCGCAAAACATTAAGACCAGCAATGGTGCCTGCGTCTTTGGTAGCTTGGCGTTGGGCGTCATTAAAATAAGCTGGAACGGTAATAACAGCATCCGTTATTTCTTGTCCAAGATAAGTACTGGCAATTTGTTTCATTTTGGTTAGAACCATGGCAGAAATTTGTTCCGGTAAAAATTGTTTGACGTTATTTTCATGTGTCACCTGAAAATGTGGTTTGCCATTGACATTAATAACCTTGAATGGCCAATGTTTCATATCAGATTGGACTACTGGATCATCAAATCTTCTGCCAATCAAACGTTTGGCATCAAAAATGGTATTAGTTGGGTTGGAAGATAATTGATACTTGGCAGCATCCCCCACCAAATGTTCTGTTTCTGTGAATGCCACATAAGAGGGTGTAGTTCGATTTCCTTGATCATTGGCAATAATTTCAACTTTACCATTTTGATAAACGCCTACACAACTATAAGTAGTACCCAAATCAATACCTACGGCAATTTTTTTTGACATAATAAACTCTGAATTTATTAAATTAATATATCTTTAAATTAGAATTATCAACGCAATTCATTTCCAACTAAGTATTTGGACAAATACAGTTAAAAACAAATAGCTTTATCATATTTGGACATCAGAATGAAATTATTTAGTTCCGATAAACACATAATATAATCCTCGTAATTTTTGGCAATTAAATGATAATGGGATTCTTGTATTTTATTATTCATCAGAGCCGAAATGTAAGTTTTTCCTAACGTAAAAGTGATAGCATTCTCTTTTTTGTTATAAAAATAAATTGTTTCGAATGGATCCCTTTTGTTGCCATTGACAAATCCAATGCGCGTGGTCCGAATAATAAAATTTTCTCGTTTTAACTTGGGATACATAATTAAAACATGACACAAAAATTGTTCCAAAAATTCTTTTCCACTTTCATCATCAATAATTTGCGCAATTTGTTTGTAAAAATTTCTGGACAAAATACGTTGGTAAATCTCATTGGCTTCTTGAACAATTTCAAGTTGTTCTGGATTTAGGTCAATGGTAAATAGAGGCATGGGATTTATGGTGGATTGTATCAAAAAGAAAATACTATCATCGGTCAATTTACAAAATTGTTCCATATTGTCAATTGTTTCGGATATGTGATAAATGGGATCAATTTTGGTGAAAATGTCTGATATCATGAGGTCGACCAGTTGTGCAGTCTTGTGATGGTAAACTTTTTTGTGCATCATGTATCTGGTATGAAACAGTTCATAAATATCACTAGAACAATGTTTGGGATATGCAATGTTGCCGTTTCTGTCAATAATAAATTCATTAATCAATCTCTCAAGATTAAATGTGAATCGATGTCCCAAATTAATTGAATCTCTGGCCATATAATCAAATTTGTCTACATCAATGCCATTCAAATTATTGGCCACAATTTGATACAAAGCACCACGATGATAACTTTTTGGTTCAATTAATGACTTAATAAAAGAAATATGCTCCGGTCCAAAAAAATCCGCCAATTCTCTGTGACACAACATTTCTACGATCAAGCAGGATCTGGTTTCGTGATAACGATTTGGATGACTGGATGAACTCAGTAAAACATCGTCAAAAATATGACTGAATGGTCCATGTCCAATATCATGACAAAGGGCTGCAATTTTAATACACTCAGCTAATTTCTCATTTAATTTTTGTTTGGCGGGAAATTCCGGAATTTCATATTCCATGTCAGGATATTGTGATCTAATTTTTTCCACCATTTGGTCAGCCAAATGATAGACCCCGATAGAATGTTCGAAACGAGTGTGATGTGCCGTGGGATAAATAAAATGACATATACCCAACTGTTTGATGGACCGCATTCTTTGAAACTCCGGTGTGTCAATAATTTTCAAAGCGATCGGACTAACCCGGATGGTGCCATGAATATTGCACTCAAATAGTTTGGAATATATAATATCCGACATGATCGCGATAGTGATAATAATAATAATGTTCCAAAAAATTGGATTTTATCTAGCAAACTTTTTATATTTCAATTTTTTGGCAAAAAATATAATATATTCTAAACAAAAATTAATGAATGTAAAAACTATTTTACTTATTATTATTTTTGTTATTTTGTTATTAATGTTTTATTATGTTTATCGTGAAACAAATAATGTTATCAATCTCAATAAAAATATAACGAACAAAATCAAATCCGATCAAAAATTTTTGCCTTTGCGTGTTCTGCCTGCCAATGCCAAAGTTTTGACTGATAATTTGCATACAGTTTGGGAAGTGGCGAGCATCGGCAATGGAGAATATTTGGTCACGGAACGCCCGGGTAATGTCAAACTAGTTAGTCCAATTCCGGAGCGAAATAAAACTTTTCCCATTCCGGGCGTTTTTTATAATATGGAAGCTGGAATGTTGGGATTGGCTGTCCATCCGGATTTTGCCAATAATCGATATTTTTACATTTATTATACGACAATTATCAATGGTCAGATCACGAACCAAATTGTTCGGTATAGATTAACGGATGATTTAAATATCACAGATAGATATATTATTTTGGACCAAATTCCGGGAGCCAGTCAACATAATGGTGGGCGTTTGGCCTTTGGTCCAGATGGCTATTTATATGCAACGGCTGGTGATGCGGATTTGCCAAGATTGGCCCAAGACACTAATTCCCTCGGGGGCAAAATTTTAAGAATGACAGATGAGGGTGAAATTCCGCCAGATAATCCATTTAGTAATTTTGTTTATTCTTATGGTCATCGTAATCCACAAGGCCTGGCCTGGGACGGTCAGGGTGGTCTTTGGAGTACCGAACATGGACCACAAGGACATGACAAAATTAATTACATTGTGAATGGTGGAAACTATGGTTGGCCCAACGCTTATGTGGCTAGTGTACCAAGTGCCCCATATGTTGAACGACAGGGTCCTATCATCGCACCTTATTTGTCGTCAGGACAAAATACTTGG